TTTACTTCTAACTCTTGCTATAGTATAATAGATGTATGAAAAACGAACACGGCTATTGCCCAAACTGTAACGCAGATCTTGATGGTGATTCTATTTGGGAACACTTCTTCAAGGAAACTGGGGATGAGCGAGAGGCAACAAAAATTGCCGATATGTATGGTGCGACTCGAGAAAAAGGAAAGTTTGGTCGACAGATTGGACTCTATGATCGCGACAAGGATCGCACTGTTGGTTGGAAGTGCCCTGATTGTGAACATGTGTGGGAGCGAACATGAAAGCCAAAGAGTATAATCTGATTGCACAGTGTGTTGAGACTGGTGTGATGCTTGGCTGGAATCGTGCGCACAAGTATGATGAAAATCCAGACCCTGAAGCAATTCGCAATGCAATTGAACAGGCTGTGCTAAATGAAATTTGTGAGTGGTTTGATTTTGAAGAGGTGAAGACAAATGACAACAATTGATATTCATAAACCGTTTGATCGATTCGAGTTTGAGCAACAGATCATGGAGTGCTGGAATGTTACAACTGACATTCGAGTTGTGAGTGAATATCTGATGGATGCTCCACTTGAAGCAGGTCGTGAAGATAAGATTGCGAATATGCTAATTGGCATTGAGGCTCTCTACGAAGCAAAATTCAATAAACTCTTTCGTTCATTTGAGGAACTTGTGAGGGAACATGGTAAGGTGCTTGATAGTGATTCCAATTCTTGATATTGTTCTTTTTCTTATTTCATGTTGGCTTGCATATACAAATGCAGGAACATTCATCGGATTCTTGATGACACTAGCGGTGGTGTTTCATTGCTACATCATCGTGAAAACTATTCGAACGCCAGTTGAATGACTGTAACTGAAATTCCATTTTGTCTTGTCGGGATGACCGAAGAAGAGGCAAGAAAAAGAACAAATGACGAACATATGTTGTTCCGAGTTGCCGAGCGCGACGGTCAACGGCAGGGTAGGACGATCGACTGGCGCACCGATCGAATAACGGTAGCGGTCGAAAACGGCATTATCAGCCGAGCGCATATCGGTTGATCTGGGCGGTTTTTAGCCCTGACCCCTAGCCTACCCCTCCCCCAAGCCCAGCCCCCCTATAACGGTCGAGGAGGCTTTATAGGGGCTGTCGTAAGTTGTTGATTCTATTAGGGTTTTTACCCCGATCTGGGGCTTTCGTAAGTTGTTGATTTTACAAGAGTTTTTTCGCTTTACATCTGAGCCCATTTCAGCGATAATAGTCTTATGGGGTTGGGAAATAGGTCCCGCCCCGAATAGGAAAAAGGTATATTTTTATGGGTTATACATTAAATCAAATGAAGGCGAATCTGGCTCGTGAGCGTCAGGTTGTGAAGGATATGATCGGCGCCATGAAGGCGACTCGGGACGCGATTAAGGCATCGCGTGCGATGCAGAAGGCATTGCGCGCTGAGATTCGTCGCGAGACGCAGATTAATCGCGTCGTGAAGGAAGATCATCGTCGCGCTGTGAAGGAAGCACGTGCGGCGAAGCGAGCCCAGCGAGTGGCTGATCGTATCGCGAAAGCGGAGGCTCGTCTGGCTGACTTGCGTATGAAAGCAAGCGCACCGAAGAACATTCGCAAGAACCAGCGCAAAGCCAGCCCTGTTACGGTTTACACGCCTGAGCAAATTGCTGCGATGAACTCGTAAGTAATTGATCGGCAAGGGGTTTTTCCCCTTGCCTTTCTTCTTGGTGTAAGGTAGAATTGTTGTATAAGGTTGACAAAGGAATTATTATGAACGCTGCTAATCCTCTTGCGCTGGCGAGCGTCAGCGATATTAAGACTCTAGTCTCTACTGGTTTGGTTACGCACACCGATGCGATCGCTCGCGTCGATGCGGTGCTGGCTCGTAAGGTTCTGACCGACGGTAAGAAAGCACGATGGACTCGCCTCCGCGAGTGGCTCGTGCGAGAACAAGCCCAAACCGAAGCAGTGGTGGCTTAATGAAAGTTGTATTCAATCGACTGTTAGGCGGTTGGTACATCGTCCGTGGTCGGCATCAGACTCCGATCAGTGGCAAGTTTGGTAGCAAGCAAGAAGCACTCGCGTTCTTGCGGCAACGAAATCCGTTGCAGTACCTGTAATTCTTGCGATGGTTGACTTGTAAGGTGTAATATGTTATACTTATTTTGTTCGTTTATGTTTTGTTATGTAATTTGTGAGGTAATTTAAAATGGCTAATCATCAAGGTTATATGTTGTTTTCTCTCTTGAAGGCTGCTGGCAGCAAGGGCGTCACTCGTAGCGAGGCTGCGAAGGCTCTTGGTGTTCGTGAGTCGTCAGTTCCTGTTTACTTCTACGGTCTTCGAACTCTGTATGGCGCAGAGATCGAGGTTCAGAAGAATGGGCGAAAGGTTATCGGCTACACTCTGTTGAATCCGAATGAGTGCACTATCGGCGAGAATGGTCGTCGTGGCACGAAAGCGGCGAAGCCGAGTAAGTCGAAGCCGATGAAGTCCGTCACAGTTAAAACGGTGAAGGCAAATGCGTCGAAGAAGGCTGCAGCAGTCAGCGCAGTCACTCCTATTCTGGATTCAGATCTCGAAATCTCTGAGATCGACGACGCTGAGTTGAATGACTTGAAGGCAAGTCTGGGTATTGGTTGATTGTAAAAATATCCTCTATGGGGGGGGACTTCGGTCCCCCCTTCTTTTTCTCAAAGGTGATTTATGAGTACAATTAATACATCAGACGAAGAAATGATGGCTCTAGAAGCATCTTATATGATGCTGACGAATAAACTTGTTGATGAAAATTTTTCTCCGATGGCTTGTGCTGCAATCATGACGAAGTTAGCAATGATGCTGTATAAATCTACACTCAATCCTGAAGAGTATAACGTAATGGTCGATACCATTTCCGATAGTCGTGATCTGGTGAGAGAATTTTCTGACTATGCCAATACTGGGAGACTCAATTGATAAGTCGTCAGTGGCGTCTTGCCGACAAAAACAATCATTACTATCATCAGTCTCATAATGGATTGATCGTAGGTCATGCGTACAATGTCGTGCATACAATCATCTGGGCTGCAAAAATTCCCATCAATGCTGCCGAGGAATTGATTCTTGGTCAATATGTTGAACTTGAATATGCTAAACGAGCAATTGAAGAATTTTGGGACGATAAGGATCGAACGTTAGAGGTGGTACATGAACATCTTTTATCTAAATCGTGATACGAAGATCTGCGCTCAAGAGCATTGCGACAAACATGTCGTCAAGATGATCGTTGAGTATGCGCAATTGCTTTCAACGGCACATCGCATTCTTGACGGCAATCAATACTTCATCAAGAGCAAGAACAATCGTAAAGTTCATCGCTGGAAATTAGATCAGTATCGCGAAGATACCATGTACCATGCAGTGAGTTGGAATCATCCTTCTGCTATTTGGGTTCGCGAGTCTTTCGATCACTACCAGTGGCTCTGGAACATGGCTTCTGAACTCTGTCAGGAATATCGCCATCGCTATGGCGGCACGACTGACAAACAACACAAGTCGTCGCTAGTCATTCAGAAACTGAGTTTCGCCCCAGATAACATCCCTCGAACAGGATTATTTTCCGAGCCGCCACAAGCCATGCCAGAAGATGTGAAGGTTCCTGGAGACTCGATCACTGCATATAAAAACTATTATCGAGTCTACAAGAAACGTTTTGCGCGATGGACTAATAGAGAGATCCCTTCTTGGTATAAATAAGAGGATGAAGAAATTCCTCGATTTTATACAAGAAGAAGTTGCTCATAACCGTGGTCTACACGTCTTCGACGTAGACGACACGTTGTTTCATACAACCGCAAAGATTCGAGTAATGAAAGGTAAGAAGCACATCGGCTCTCTTACCAATTCCGAATACAATACTCATAAACTTCCTGCTGGGCATCATTACGACTATACAGAATTCCGTTCAGCAGAGAAATTTGATACGGAATCCAAACCAAACCAGCGTATGCTTCACAAGATGAAGCAATTGCATACAAAAGCCAAGGCAACTGGCGGCAAGGTCATTATCAATACTGCTCGCGCCGACTTCGACGATAGAGATAAGTTTCTTGGAACATTCCGTAAGCATGGTGTGGACATCGACAATATCCACGTTCATCGCGCAGGTAATTTAAAGACAGATGGTACGGTTGCCGAAAAGAAGGCAAGCATTATACGCGACCACTTAAAGAGTGGTAATTATTCTCACGTTTCGCTATACGATGATAGTGAACATAATTTGCATCACTTCTTAAAATTGAAGCATGAGTTTCCACACATTCGCTTCAATGCACATCATGTTAAACCAGACGGGAAGTCTAAACGATACACTGGGTAATTTATGCCAACTTATGAATTCTTGAATACCAATACTGGTAAAATTGAAGAACACTCCATGTCAATGTCTGCCTACGATCAGTTTAAGGCAGACAACCCGCATCTAGAAAGATACCACGGCACTGTGCCACCATTACTCTATGGCACAACCGTAAGCGATGGTATCAAGACAGACAATACTTGGAAAGAAGTAATGTCTAAAGTTGCTGAGAAACATCCAGCAAGCCCATTAGCCGATAAGTATCTTCGTAAGAGCACGAAAGATATTAAGACTAAAGAGATCATCAAGAAGCACAGCGAAAAAGTTCGCAATCTTGGAAAGCGAGGGTAAATGTCAAAAAAGAAAAACTCTAATACGTTCATAGAATTTTCTGACCCACAAGTCGAGAAAAAACCTCAACGAATTAAAGCGGCTGAACTAAAACAATTTGAACCGCTGACCGATAATCAATCTAAGTTTTTCGAAGCATATAAACGTGGCGACTATTTCGTTATGCTATACGGTTCCGCTGGTACAGGTAAGTCATTCATTGCTTGCTATCAAGCACTTCAAGAGGTTCTGGATAGAACTTCTTCATTCCATAGAGTTGTAATCGTTCGTTCAGCAGTACAGTCTCGCGATCTGGGTTTCACTCCAGGATCCGTAGAGGAAAAGATGAGTCTGTACGAACAACCTTATATGCAGATCTGCCATACTCTATTCGGCAGACGTGATGCATACGACGCATTGAAAGAATGTGGTCGTATTGAATTCATCTCTACTAGTTTCATTCGCGGTATGAGTTTTGACGATGCTGTGATCATCGTAGATGAATGTCAGAATATGACGTTTGAAGAATTGTCTACGATTATGACTCGTGTGGGTCATCGTTCGAAGATTATCTTCTGCGGCGACTACAGACAGACTGACTTGTATCGAAACAACAAGGACAAATCTGGTCTAAAGAAGTTCCACGAGATTGCAAAACTCATGGCTTCTTTCACCAGCGTAGAGTTTACAACCGAAGATATTGTTCGTTCTTCTCTTGTTAAGGATTTCTTAATAGCAACAGAAAAGTACGAACGAAAAGAATACGTCTCGGAAACTGATGTAAATGTTGTTCCGTTGGTAAAAAATACTTGACTTGTAACGTATAATATGTTACAATAGAGTGTCGTCCTTTATGAGTATCTTTCATGTTTAATCATATACATCATGACTTTCCGAAACTAGTACAAGAGAATGTTGATGGCGCTCGCTGTTACGTTACTCCGACTGGTGAGAAATATGCTTCTGTCACCACCGTTCTTTCAAACTATAAAAAGAAAGAACTCATGGAGTGGCGCGCAAGAGTTGGTGAAGAAAAAGCCAACGAGATCTCGCGCAAAGCGACGACCAGAGGTACTGGCGTCCACAAAGCCATTGAGCGACATTTACTTAATGAAGAAGTGGATGTCCTTCGCGAAAACATGATGCCGAACGTGCGCAATCTTTTCGTGAAGATGAAGAAAGAGTTAGTTAAGATTAACAACATTCATTGTTTGGAATCCAAACTCTTTTCTCATGAACTTAAACTTGCGGGACAGGTTGACTGCGTTGCTGAATACAACGGCGTTCTTTCTGTTATCGACTTCAAGACTTCGGTTCGTCTTAAGAAAAAGGAAGATATTGAAAATTACTTTATGCAGGGCGTTGCATACGGTACAATGTTCACCGAGTTGACTGGGCTTCCTTTCGAGCAAGTTGTCATTATCATCGGTGTTGATACTGCGGACTTCTGTCAGACCATGTCTGTTAAGGGCGATGATCTTAAAGTTTATCGCGAGAAGTTGCAAGGTTACATCGATGAATATTACAGAACGCATCAATTCTCAAAATAGGTAATATATTATGGATCTGCCAATTAGTGAAAATGAACTTCGCGATATCGTAATTGCTTTACAGATCGCCAGCGGTCAAAGTCAAAACCCAAGATTTCAAGATCTTTCTGAGCGGCTTAAGTTGGTCGAACAGTTGATCGTTGAAGGTAAACCATATAAGAAGATTCTCCGCGAAGAATACGGCATGGTTGCCTAATAGCCACTATCAATCGTTTCTATAGTATTAATTTATCGCAAAAAGTGCGATAGAGGGTTCTTTTTTTCATATATACGTTGTGTATAGGTTTCGTATAGGTTTTTGTTATACAGGAGTTATAAAATGAAGACAGTTGGAGATAAGTTAGAAGAATTCCGCATCACTGGTGTGAAGCCTGGTGCTCTTACACCTGACAATGCTTTCGAAGAAATTACAGAAGCATCTTTCGCAGGTAAGTGGAAAGTTATTGTATTCTATCCAAAAGATTTCACGTTTGTTTGCCCAACGGAAATCGTTGCTTATGACAAGTTGAACAAGGACTTCGCTGATCGCGATGCTGTTCTTTTGATCGGTAGCACTGACAACGAGTTCTGTAAGTTGGCATGGAAGAATGCTCATGAAGATCTTAAGAAAACTACATCTTGGTTCTTTGCTGATACTGCTCGTAGCAGCGATGCATACTACAATGAGAGCGAAAGCCTTGTTGATCATCTTGGTGTGTTCTTTAAGCCAGCAGGTGCTGCTCTTCGCGCAACGTTTATCGTTGATCCAGATGGAATCATTCAGCATGTCACTGTGAATAATCTAAACGTCGGACGCAATCCAGAGGAAACACTTCGTATCCTCGATGCTTTGCAGACGGGTGAACTTTGCCAGTGCAATCGTCAGGTTGGTGAAGCAACTCTATCAAAATAAAGGAAAACTTAAATGAAGAAATTAATCATTGGATTGATTATGTTATCTGCGCCAGCAATGGCTCAAGACCGTGTGGCACAGTATGACTTTGACAAGGATGGCAAAGTATCATTTGATGACATTAATCGTTACTGCACAATTACAAAGTCACTCTTTGAAACTGCTGATAAGAACGGTGATGGTTTTTTGAACAATTCAGAAATGCGCACAGCAAAGAGATATCTCTTTGAGCGTTGCATGGAAACACCAAAGAACGTCTAATAGGAGAATAAAATGAATTGGGTCAATGTAATTAAAGAAGGTTTACCAGAATACGCAAAAGATACAAAGTTAAATCTTGACGCTGTTCTTCTTCGCAGTACACTTGATCCTGTGATTGCACAAGGATGTGCACTTGCCGCAGCGTTTGCTGCTGGCAATTCTAGACTCGCAACAGCAATCGACGCAGAGATCGAGGACCGTAAGGAAGCCGATGCTGCGTTGACTGCTGCTGCAATTATGGCTCAAAATAATGTTTGGTATCCATACGTTGAAATGGCTAGTGATCCTGCACTCAAAGGATTGCCTGCTCAACTTCGTATGAATGGCATTATGAATCACGGTGGCACTTCGAAGATCAACTTCGAAACATATTCTCTCGCAGCCTCAATCGTAGGCAAATGCCACTTCTGCGTCAAGGCTCACTATGAGACTCTCAAGAAAGAAGGTCTCACAGTTGAACAACTTCGCGACATTGGTCGTATCGCTGCTGTTGTAAATTCAGTAGCGAAAGTTCTTGCTGGCTAAATAAAAACAATGGTTGTAAACTGACAATTAAAAGTGTTCTGGACTCGGGTTCGACCCCCGACATCTCCACCAAATGCCCATCACCTCTGCAGCAATGTACGTGGTGGCTATCTTATGGGGATGAATTTGGCTTCGACAGGGCAAGTAATAACCTGACAGCAACCAGTGAGGCGACTGACTTAATCAGCGCAAAAATAGTAACTGCAAATGATAGCAATTACGACATGGCTCTTGCGGCGTAAGCCGATTTAGATTACCTGAGTTTTCGGTGGGTTTTCTTGGAAACAGAATAAACGCACCATTTGTCATAACACACACAACACACAAAGGAGATGAAAATGACTATGACACCTTATGAAATTAGACTAGAGTTGGTAAAACTCGCAAAAGATATGCTGAGCGAAGAGTTTAATACTCGACACTCAACCATTAAAAGCGAATGGGAAGTATTGTGCTCCGCAGCAATGGGAAACAAAACACAACTTCCATCTCAACCAAATTATCCGAAGTATTTTACTGAGGATGATGTTTTGGATAAAGCCACACGGTTGAATGATTTTATTTCAAACGGCAAGTAATGGCTAAGAGTTGACCGCTTGGTAACAGAAAAGTCAGGTGGCGAGGGCAACCTCGCCATTCTTTACTTACTTTATATTCTCATATGAAAGTTGCAATATATCAATCATATTACGCCAAAGAGCAAACAATCAATCTTGATTATCGAAATTTCATTCCGTTCGATAACACAGAAAACGCTCAACCACAACTGAGAGAATATCCTCTCCATAAGAAGATTTACGAGAAACATAAGGAAGATAAAGACACGCACTGGGGTCTTGTAAGTTGGAAGTGGGGAGAGAAGATAAAATCTGATGGCACTTTCTTCGTTCGTTGGATTAAAAAGAATCCAGGTTATGATCTCTATTTTATTGATCCGCACATACAAGAAGCCGCAGCCTTTAAGAACCCATTCATAAATGGCGACATCTCTCATCCTGGATTGATGGAATTCAATCGTCGGCTATTGAAAAAATTAAACTTAGATATTGATCTTGATCGTGATGGTTTTCATCCCGACTTAACTTCGACTTGTACTTTTTGGATTGGTAACAAAAAGTTTTGGAACGAGTGGTTTTCTTTTTTTGAAGAATGCATGGAAATAATCAAGAATGATCGTGATTTGTTTGAGTTTGCATATGGTCCATCATTAAAACTGCATCTTGGTCGTCCCACCATAAATTTCCCATTCATACACGAAAGATTAATTTCTTTTTATTTGTATAAACAAAAGAGTCTTCGTTGGACCAAATATCCATACGATTCTACTACCTTCTATAACAAATTGACTTTGGAATATGGTGACAGTGGATTGGTCTTTTATAAGACATTGTATCTTTTGAAAAAGAAAGAAACATACTGTGGTAACAAATTGATTAAACCTATGACTGATGAAGAGTTCGGTCACAAGAGTAAAATTCGTACTCCTGATGGTATTATCTAGAATAAATAAATCAAAATAATTGGAGGATTTATGAACGTATTGATTACTGGTGTTGCAGGCTTGCTTGGCTCTCGTTTAGCAGATTGGATCATTGAAAACAAACCAGGTGTCAACGTTGTTGGCATCGATGATTTGAGTGGCGGCTATATGGAGAATGTAAATCCAAAAGTCACTCTAGCAAAACTCGATCTTGCCGCACACGACTTTGATCGTTTGTTTGAAGATTACAAATTTGATTATGTCTTTCACTTCGCTGCTTATGCCGCAGAAGGTCTTTCGCCATTCATTCGTTCTTTTAACTACACAAACAATCTCGTTGCCACCGCACGAGTTGTAAATCAATGCATCACTCATGGTGTGAAGAGGATTGTATTTACTTCTTCTCTTGCAGTTTATGGAGAAGGTACTCCACCATTCAGCGAAACAGATCTTTTGATGCCGATAGATCCATATGGAGTCGCAAAGATGGCGTGCGAACGCGATATTCAAATCGCTGGCGAGCAACATGGTCTTGATTGGTGCATCATTCGCCCACATAATGTGTATGGCGTCAAACAAAACATCTGGGATAAGTACCGCAATGTTCTTGGTATCTGGATGTGGCAACATTTAAATAATCTTCCAATGACTATTTTCGGAGATGGAATGCAAATGCGAGCATTCAGTTACATCGATGACTGTTTGGATGGATTGTGGAAGGCAGCGGTTCAAGAGAACTGCTCGAAACAGATTATTAATCTTGGTGGAACGAAAGAATACACCATCAAGGAAGCAAACGCTATTCTTACAGAAGTCATGGGTGGAGGTGTAACGGTACATCTCGAACCGCGCCATGAAGTGAAATACTCACATCCAACCTACCAGAAATCAGTAGATCTCCTTGGCTATTCCGACAAAACATCTCTTAAAGAGGGATTGACTTGTATGTGGGAATGGGCTAGAATACAACCTATGCGTGAACGATTTATGTGGGATCGTTACGAGGTTGATAAGGGTATCTACAGTTTCTGGAGGAAACCTTGAAAATTGAATTTGTAATTCCAACCTACAATAGAAATCTTCAACTTCTTGGAATGATTTCTAGTGTGTATTCGCAAACGAATCCAAATTGGAGTATACATGTAATTGCTGATGCACCGCACGATGGATTTGAAAGTATAGCATCTTCGTTTGGTGATGATACCAGAATTCGTTTTAGTATGCTTAATGGTCCCAATAAAGATTGGGGTCATACTGCTCGAAATTATGGAATTGAGTGTGCAAAAGAAGAATGGCTTGTTATGACTAGCGATGATAACTACTACTTTCCAAACTTTGTGCAGGAGTTTTTGGCAGTAGTAGATGACGATACTAATTTTATACATTGTGATTTTTTTCACAATCACTTTAAGTGGGAAAGACAAGAGTCTAAGATTGAATTGAACAAAATTGATATTGGTAATTTTGCCACTCGAACGTTGTATGCAAAACAACTTCGTTTGGATAAAAGTAAAATTAATGCTGACGGATATTTTGCTTTGGAGTATGTTGAGAAGTTTTGTAAACTACCTAAAATTATTAAAAAATTAGATAAAGCATTGTACGTTCATAATTGAGTTAGTGATTGTTCAATCAATTCACTGCATAATGGAGGCAACTATCATGAATGCAGTTCAAAAATTTGTCGATCAATATCATGATTTCATTCTTAAAGTTGGTGGATTGTTCGCGTTTATTTTCTTCGCCATTTACGTCCCAATGTCTTCACATCTAAAGGCAGAGGACACTCTCAATCATCAGATGATTGTTAACACACGTCTTGTCGAAGAAATGTCGTACATGCATAACGAAATGGCATTCTTTCAATTATCTTACGATAAGCAACAGGCTTTGATGAAAGAAGTCGATTGTCTTGCGCGCAACATTTACTTCGAAGCAGGTGGTGAACCATATGCTGGTAAGGTTGCTGTTGCTGAAGTCACGATGAATCGCGTAAGAAGTTCAGCATATCCAAAGACAGTTTGTGGCGTCGTTCATCAAAAGGCTAAAGGTGTTTGCCAGTTTAGTTGGGTATGTGAAGGTAAAAAACGAGTGAATGTTCGCACCGCAAGTTGGACAGAATCTATGCGAATCTCTCAACAAATGCTTGTTGCGAAAAAAGATACTAATGTTGTCGGCGATGCAAAATTCTTTCACGCTCATTACGTTGAACCTAACTGGTCTCGCACTAAAACGTTTGTGAAGAAAATTGGTAATCATCTGTTCTATCAGAATTAATTTATGAATGAAGAAAGTTTTGAGTTTCTGAGAAAGAAAGTTGTTTCTTTTCTGTTTACTTATGTGGTTGTATTCCTTATTGTCTTTTCGACATTGATGTACTTTGCATATAAATTCATAATAAAAGACAACATTGAATCGATAATGAGTTCCAAAGACAATCAAAGCATTATGTGCTTGGCGGATAACATTTATTATGAATCTGTCGGTGAATCTAAGCAAGGTCAACTCGCAGTCGCAACAGTAACTTTAAATCGCGTGAAGCACAAAAATTTTGCCGATTCTATTTGCGGTGTTGTGTATGAAAGAAAAACAACTTGCGAATTTAGTTGGGTATGTCAGCGAAAACTCTCCTCGGCTAGATTCCAAGATAACGACTGGAAACGTATCTATCAAATGTCTGAACAAATTGTTGCAGGCAGGAAAAATACTTTACCTGAACTGCAAAATGCGCTATACTATCATGCTGACTATGTAAATCCTTTTTGGGCTAAACATAAGCGACGCATTGTTAAAATTGGTGCGCATATATTTTATGAATAAGGTGTAATATATGAAGATAGATGTTGAAACAAAACTCGACTTCGCCGATGTGCTTCTAGTGCCAAAGCATTCAGATTTACACTCGCGACAGTTAGTAGATCTTGAGGTTGACTTTTTCGATTTAGATGTCGTTCCGATTGTCGCGGCAAATATGGATGGAGTTGGCACTTTTGAGATGGCTGTAGCATTGAGTCGCGATAATATCCTCACTGCATTGAACAAACACTATCCTCTAAATGCACTTATTGATTTCTATGACGCAGAGCGCGACGTAGCACCGTATGCAATTTATTCTCTTGGCGCTAACAATACTGATCTGGATAAGTTCACTCAATTCCACGCTCACTGTGTTGATAACGACATTCCCCTTCCTCGCGCTGTTTGTGTGGATGTTGCAAACGGTTACACCTCTAAGTTTTTAGATTTTGTTGCAGAATTTGCTGAGAATTATCCAGAGTATGGATTGATTGCAGGAAATGTCGTTACGCCAGAAGCAGTTGAATCGTTAATTGATGTTGGTGCGGATATCGTTAAGATTGGTATCGGTCCTGGATCAGTTTGCACGACTCGTAAAATGACTGGTGTTGGCTATCCGCAATTATCTGCCGTTCTTGAATGCTATGATGCAGCAGAGTCAGCGCGTGGTCGCATTATGTCTGACGGTGGATGTACCTGCCCTGGAGATGTAGCCAAGGCATTTGCTGCTGGTGCGCACTTCGTCATGATTGGTGGTATGTTTGCGGCACATGAAGAAGGTTTGCCGCCAGGGTTCCGAGATAACATTAAAGATGCAAGTAAGATTCCGTTCTACGGTATGGCTTCAAAGGCTGCACAAGAACTTCACAATGGTGGTGTTGCTGATTATCGCGCCAGTGAAGGTAAAGAAGTATACATAACGTATCGCGGCAAAGTTTCCAATACAGTAAAAAATCTTTTGGGTGGAATCCGCTCAGCCTGTACTTATGTTGGTGCCGAAGATCTATATCAACTTTATCATAAAGGTAAATTCATCAAAGTGAATCGCGTCATTAACGAAGTATTTGGTCCAAGCTGATGGCTACTCGAGAAGAAAAGAACAATTTCTGTATAATGATAGAAGAAATGGCTAGTAAAATGAATCTGAGCCTAATTGACGCTATTACTCACTACTGTGAAGAAAGTGGTCTTGAGGTTGAGGTCGCTGCAAGCCTGATCAACGAAAATCTAAAATCTAAAATTGAAGTCGAAGCACAAACGTTACGCTTCATACAAAGGTCATCTAGATTGCCAATATGAATGGCTACGACGCCTATGTTTGTTACATGTCGGTGAGATTACATTTCACTAACGATCACTTCGACTATTTTCAATACAACGGCAAATCGCGAACCACAATTGAAACGTTTGATTTACGAAAAGACAAATACTCATTTCACAGAATAGCACGAATGTATGATGAAGGTGAACTGCCATATTTCTATGCAGTGAACTTCTTTCATAAAGATAAAAACTGGATAAGTGAACTACTCAAAGACGAAGCAAAACAACTTTTTAAAGATTGGAAAAATTGGCAATCTGCACGCGCTGAAAATTTTAACGAAGATCTAAACAAACTTAAACAGATTAACTTTGGTGATTCATTACGCTGTAAGGATGGGCAGTTCCCTGAACTTCTTAATCTATACATGCAAAAGGAAATTAATCTGGATTCACTAATCATATTAGATCACGCAATTAAGTTGTTTGATCGTTGGAATACGAAGATTGAAGATGACTTTATTTGGAGTGATCTTTACAAGAAATTCAATAAGTATAAGCCATTCTTTTTTGCTTATGCTCCGTTGAATGATAGTATGTTTAAATTCATGATCAAGAAGGAGTTGACTCCTGTCGCGGTTTAATATATACTATTGTTGTTATGATATTGTGGATACAATTAATACTGTTAATACAAAATATACGAGGTAATACATATGTCTAATCTATCTGCGCTCAAGAAGAACTCCTCTCTTGGCAAGCTCGCTCGAGCACTCGAATCGACCACAAAGAACAGTGGTTCAAAAGAAGATGAACGTTTGTGGCAACCAGAAGTTGATGCTGCTGGTAATGGCTACGCAGTCATTCGTTTTCTTGACGCCCCTGCTGTTGATGGGGAAGATGGTATGCCGTGGGTTCAAGTGTTCAGTCATGGCTTCCAAGGTCCTGGTGGCTGGTACATTGAGAACAGTTTGACGACTCTTGGTCAGAAGGATCCCGTTTCTGAGTATAACACTCAACTCTGGAACTCTGGCATTGAAGCGAACAAGGAAATTGCTCGCAAGCAGAAGCGTCGTCTGACTTATATCTCAAACGTTCTTGTCATTAAGGATACTGCAAATCCTGCCAACGAAGGAAAAGTTTTCCTCTACAAGTACGGCAAGAAAATCTTTGATAAGATCAAGGAAAAGATCGAGCCGCAATTTGAAGATGAGAAGGCTGTCAATCCGTTCAGCTTCTGGGAAGGTGCAAACTTCAAACTCAAGATCCGCAAGGTTGAAGGCTATCGTAACTACGATAAGTCTGAGTTTGATAATCCGTCTCCGTTGTTTGACGGCGATGATGATAAGATTGAGAAGGTTTGGAAAGCGGAATATTCTCTCAAGGAATTCCTCGATCCAAAGCACTTCAAGTCTTATGATGAATTGAAGTCAAAGTTGGATCGCGTTCTTGGTCTTGATGGCGTTGCCGCTGCGCGTGCAAAGTCGAAGGCTGAAGATCTCGAACTGGCTGATGAAGATGTCGGCGTTGCAGCCACTGATGACGACGATTCAATGGCTTTCTTCGGAAAGTTGGCTGAAGATTAATACACCAATCCGAGTTGGTTGTATGGAAGGGAGGCGAAAGCCTCCCTTTTTATTTGTACAATGAAGATGGGTGATAAAAGTCTTTATATGTTGCGCGCATGAAAGCATCATCAGGATTACGAACTGTTGGAGTTGCACTGAATGGTTTTGGTTGTGGTGCTGGTGGCGGTACAGCTGGTGGTGTTGATGGCGCATTTACAATTACTGGAGGTGCTGTTTGACGTGCAGCTTGCATATTCGCACTAGTACGCTCCATAATTGTACCAGGAATGTCTGTTCTAACTGGATTTGGCATTGCACTTTTACCTAACATTCCCATATCACGTGCAGCCAATCCAGCGTCAATTCCTATTGATGCAGCAGTACCAAGACCAGGAAGTGTTCCTGCTAATCCAGAAGCAACTTCAAGACCTGCTCCTGTTAAGTCGCCAGACAATGCACGTTGGGCGCCAAATCCTAATCCTGCAAGAGCGCCAATAATTGGAATCTTTTTGAGTGCAGATTTCAAAACAGTTTTACCTGCCGTTTTAGTAGCAGTTTTTGCTCCAGTTTTTGCTGCCGTTTCCGCAGCTGCAGTTCCACCCTTTTCAGCAGCCTTTTGAGCAGTTGCACCTGCTGTTTGTTCTGCTGCTTTTTTAGCAGCTTCTACTGGAGGTGCTGGCGTTGAAGTCGGAGCACCAGTGGGCATTGTTGGAGTTGTAGTTGGCGCTGCAACCGTTGGTGTTCTTTTGAACATACCACCAACTTTGGCGCCAATATTCTTTACGCCTTTAAAAGCAGCACGACCGAGAGCAGCAGCACCCTTAACTAAACCACCAGCAGCGCGCATTGCAAAACCACCAAGACCATCCAATAAACCACCACCGCCACCACCCATCATTGGCATTTGATCGCCCACACCAGCCTCTGCTAATGCTGTTGGTAATACTTTTCTTAATGCACCTTCCAATGCCTTTTCTAATTTTTCTGTTTCTTCGCGATTGTCAACTTCTTTTAACTGACCATAATCTTTTGGTCCTGCGACTTTTCCAGCATCACCTTCACCACCATTCATCTTAGCACTAATTGCTGATAATTTTTTATCTAATTCTGCAAATAACTTTTCTGATGTTTCTCTTGAAGCAATAGCACCAGCTGCTCCACTTCTACCTTTCTTATAGAATTGTCGACCTTCAGGAGCTCCCCTATAATAAAGATACTCTTGACCTTCTGATTTAACATCAATAGGTTTCATTAATTCTTTCGTATCTGCTCCTGCGCTGCTATACATTCTTGCTGCCGATGCTGCAAGAGATTTTTCAGGAGAGGGAGTAATTGAACTTGTAATGTTTGAAAAAGAACCTGTTATCTTTTTAATAGCATTTTTGATTCCCAGTATGCCCTTCTTTATTTCTGAGATTGCTTTGACTACTTGTTTTGTATCTTTTTGATTTTCAATTGTAACCTTCTCGACTGTTTTTAACTGTCGTTTCAACGTCGCAATTGTTCTAATACCAGTTCTTTTATCAGCTGTCCCCTCTTCACCTTCCTCTTGCTTTTCTTTATCATCAACTGGGGCTTTTCCTTTTACGGCAGCATCTTTCTTAGCAGCCTCCATTTCTCGTCTCTGTCTAATTGTTTTTGCATAAGCATAAGCACTTCGCAAGAATGGACTTTCAGATTGAGACGCAATGAAATCAGACACAGAACGACCAGCTGTGTAATTACGCATACCTTTAACTTTATCGCGCGACGATGCTCGTTTTGGTCTTTTGTCAACCTTCTTATCAGTTTGCTGATTAGATTCTGGTTGCGCCTCAGGTGTAGGTTTTCCGCCCATCTTCTGAGCAAGCATTGCCATGAATGGATTAGGTTCTGCCATTTTTATCTACTCTTTCTCGCTAATTGTTCCATCTGTTGTCGTTCTTGCTCTTGTTTTAAATACTGTAGCACAAGCAATACATATGTCTCCCTTTCCCAAGGGATCATATTTTCCAACTCAGCCACATTAAAGTTGTGGTGTTTTATCAATGCAAAGTTAGTTTTAAAATAATTCTTCAGATTTTCATTACAAAAACTTAATCGAAAAAATCGCCGATACCCTCCAGAACAATTTTATGTTCAAAATTGCACTTTGAGCAGGTTTTTTCGATTGTATATGATAACTTTGGTAAAGACGTAAAGTAGGTTTCAAATTTATCAAAATCTGTCTTGGACATATTATCGACAAACTCTGTAAATTCTTCACGACTAATATCGTCTTTTGTATAAACTTGATTCTCATCAAATGCGTAATCTACGCAATCGTAGATGAAATCTACAACATGCTTGACGCTCTCAGAAAAGTTAATTTCAGACATTTGATTTAACGAATTGATGTTTGGGTGTTTCATTTTAACGCCAACCGTATCGTTAAATTTAATGATTGAATTATCTTCCGCATTCCTTAAAGTAACGTCAAATAGATTAACAGTCACGTCCATAAGATTGCCACATTTGTCTTGATTCTCATTCACTACATTTTGACATGTATATTTGGTTTCTACGATTTCACCCATTGAATGTGCGCGCAATTTTATGAAGAAATATTCTAAATCATAAATCGCTAAATCATCCACATTAAAGTCAGATGGTGAGATTACACAATTCTGAATGATTTGACGTATCGCATCAATCATTGATTCTTCTTCATTTGCCTCTAATGCCATGAGAAGAATCTTTTCTTCCTTAACTAAAAATGGTCTAAACTTAACCATTTTGTTTACAGATTTCAATTCAATTTCATGAATTGGATGTTCAATTTTCGGTAACATAATTACTCCATATTTTATTAAGTACGACCAGAATCAAATTTAATTCTTTCTATGATAAAGTTCAATGGCTTTCTACCGCTAGTATTAAGTCCAACTTTTTCAGATGATTGATTCAGATAATTGTTGACTGCATTTTCGCCAGTACCAATAATTTTTCTGAGCCCACCATCAGTATCATTGACTGCGTCTAAGATTGTATTTTCTAAACGACCTATAGCCATATTTTTTAAGTTTTCTTTATTTGCGCTGTTAACGAGCGCAGAAATCTTTTGTACATATTTTAACGGATTAGCGAATCTATTTCCTTGAACAACAACTTCTTCCATTTTAGCAATTGTTTCAGAAATACCTTCCCATCTGTGATATGCGAAAGTAACTTGGAATCGCATAAATCCGTCATCTGACCAACTCAAAGGAACAGGAGCAATTGCAACTGGGAAAGCGTCAATCAATTTTACCCAATATACCTTTGGTGTGGGAACTTCAGGTGTGCTTTGTGCTGCTTCGTTTTGAGGTGCACCACCACCAGTAAATCTGTTCTTGATTGCTCTGAAGGCATCAATTGTTATATCAACGACGCTCGATGGAATCTTATCAATCAATGACATTGGGCTTGAAGAAGCCGCAGCTGCTGCAGCCTTTGGATCTTGAATTTCAGGAGTTTCACTTAATGCGATAATTGAAACTGTTCCGACATACTCATCTCGATAACTCATGTGAAACTTTCTTGGGTTTTGTATAGAATTCATCCAAAGATCAAATTGCAATTTGTCTTTCATATCATTAGTTGATATAAAGGTTAAAGTTATCTCGTTGAAAACTGTTCCTGTTGCAACTTTATACGCAGGACCATAGATTTTTGCATCGCTTGTTAATATCGTTTTACCAGGAAGTTCTGCAGCCTCACATAAAAACTTTAAACGATCCATAGTATCGTTAGTCCATTTAGGGCTAAAAATCTCAACGTAGAAACGATTGGTTTTCTGAAACCCACCAAACGAATTAACCTTTGATCTAAAGTTGTCAATTGAGAAAATGTTTTTAATTGCAACACTATCTAAATTTAATGAGGAACGACTATTGTCTGCTGGCGGTGGAGCAGGAGGAGTTTGCGGTGGGCTTTGAACTTCCGCAGGTGGTTTTCTTTCCTCAAATCCAGGTACTGTAAAAGGCATTAAATCATCTCCATTGAGTCTTTGTGGACTTGTTCTTTCGTAGCACCGACAAACATTTCCACAGGCAGGAACAGTGCAATTTCCCAATTTGAAGGCTCAATTTCGATAAGCCCTGATGCAATGTGTGAAGTCAAATAACGTTTGAGGCAGGGTTTAAATTCTTCATATCTGGTTGCACCAGCTAATAAGTCATATGACAACTGCATTTTTGTAGTATCGTCAAAACGATCGTTGTTTAATGTTTCGTATAGTTTATCCAAAAGAATCAAACGATATTTGACTGGTAGATAGTGTAAGTTGAGACCCAAGAAACCATCTTTATAACGTTCAACTGGGATAACCAAAGGAAATCTATCGTAATATGGTAAAGTGTCTTTTGTTTTTGGATCGTAGAAATAGAAGTACATTCTGCCTGGATAAAACCCAGTCGTTTTTCTAGTCGAATCTTGAATAATTGTATTTCTTCTGACTGAACGTAGTTGGCTCACCTTATTACGAAGCCATGTTCTCGCCTTTGCCGTGCGTTGTGAAACGCCAGCCTTATTCATTTGAGTGCTGAGTCTATCGAGTATATTAGCCATTAAAATATTTATTTAATGTTTAAATCCTTTTCTGTGATGATTTGAAAGCCCCAACCGCGATCTAAACAGTATTCTTTTGCGGCTTTCCATTTGGCTTCGTTCACACCCCACGTGGCGATTTCGTTAATGTATCTTCTTGTTGGCTTTTGACCGATTTTAGGGGGCGTGGTTTGACTAGAAGGTTTCACCTCTATTACAATTGTTTTCGTATTGCCGTCTTTACCTTTGGCTTGAATTATGAAGTCTGGAAAATAACGGTGCCAAGAACGATCTATGGGGGAAACGTAAGGTATTGAGAATTCCTCACTGCCCCATTTAAGAATGTT